CTCGTGCGCAAGCGCGCGAGCATTCGGCTAAGAGAGCCGATTAGCTCTTCACTAGAGACATCTAGTTCAGAGGAGAACTTTGTGAGCGAATCAACCAATAAAACTACCCGACTCGGAATTCATCTATCCGAGACTAGCGAGAGTGCTTCGATGTCCAGCTCAGGCAACATTACCTGGCAGGATCAGTCGCAGCCTTCTAGGAGAGTCGGATGGACGAACACGTTTACTGGGTCTCAAAACCCATTTTACCGTGCCGACATCCGAAACGTCCGTGACGCTACCACTTCAGCCGATGGGCTGAAGCGGCAGGTTATTTACAAGCCTTACAAGGCTTCGTACACTGGTTGGTCCGTTCGTGAAGCTGCATCAATGAACCCTCAGATATACCCTTCCTTTTGGAATGCGTATAGAGGGGCTCGTTGTAGAGGCTATCCACTCAGCCTGTCGAGTTTAATAAACCCGTCAGATCCTGGTAATAGTTTCGTCTCCGCTGACAACCAGGCCATTGAGCGTCTGTATGGTCAACTTCAGTCCTTCGTTCAGACTGTCAAGTCTGGCGAGGATTTTGGTGAAGCTAAACAGACAATCAATGCTTTCAGATCACCTGTGCCACGCATTAGGAAGCTGCTAGTTGATACTCTCGAAGGCCATGAAAAAGCCTTGCGTAGATCAATCCCGCAAATTCCGAAAGCACTGGCTGAGGTGTACCTTGAGTTCAATTTTGGATGGGCGCCGTTAGCATCAACCGTTGCTCAGGCGGCTGTAGGCCTGCAAAATCGTGAAGAATTTGCAATCTACAAGCCGTTTAAAGCAACTGGAAAATCGCTATCTGACGACTCCAAAATCAATACTACAGCCTCTGGCCCTGAAGGAATTGTCCTTCGAGCTACTGGCTGGCGACGTGCCGAAACTTCGGTCGTCTACAAGGGAGTGTGGAAGTCATCTCTTCCTGTTGACAGACGAGCTGTACAGGACGTTCTCGGTCTTCGACCAAGCAACGTGATTCCCACGGTATGGAATTTAATCCCATACTCTTTTCTGATTGATTATGTTACCAATGTTGGTGCCATAATGGAGTCTCTCAATGTACCCTATGATGGAGTTAGGTGGTGCTGTAAAACTACACGGCGTGAATACGTCGCGAAATTTGACATTACACCAGAAATCCCTAAATTCCCAAATGGGGTCATACTTGAGAGTTCCTCCGCGCCTGGTCAGATCCTAACTTCCCTTACCTCCTTTTCTCGACGTCGTCAACTGCTCCAACCTGTACCGAGACCGGAATTCACCGGTCTGCGGGATATGGGTGGCAGACAATGGAACAACGTTGCCGCCTTGATACTTGCTCGCTTGCCGATTATTAATCTGCTTGCAAAGAAGGTGCCAAGGACTCCCGAATTCCAGCAAACGTTTATACGTGAGCTTGGCTACGGGAGAAGAAACAAGAAGGAAGGGGTATCTTTTACCTTCGGTTAAATAATAGAGGTTACTATGGCTATTAGCCTGACATCACCCATTAGCGGGTCTACGATCACCGGGTTTACGTCTCCGACGTACACGGTTAGTGCCGATACTCCTCCGAATGCCTGGAGCAAACAGTGGGCTGTTACCGCAATTGGCGGTACACAGGCCGGTGTCGATTCAGGAACGGCGGCGTCCCGGCCTTGGACATTGACTGCTTATCGTCCTCAGAATATTCGAACTCTGAATGCGGTAGATGCCAACAATGTCCTACGCGTTGTACCGTATAACACGTACGGCTTCCGTCAGCGTAAGGGAGTAACTCCCCTCGCTGGTCAGGCCTCGCGGATCATGCCTTATACGGCTGAGTTCGCGGTGCCTGCGGGCGTCGATACGGCCGATGTGGCAAACATCAAGGGGGCAACTTCTTGCTTCCTCGGTGCTCTTGCCCAGCAATCCAACGGGATTGCTGATACTCAGATTACGGGCACTCTGTAAGCGGCTGTTCAGCCTTTACTCTGTAAAGAATAAAGACTATGAAAGCTTCTACTAAGCGTTCCGTAAAACGAGCTATCGGGTACGCGAGTACCATCATCGCAGTTGCTGTGTTGGGGAAGGACTCAGTCCTTATCCTTTTGCAGCAGCTGGGTGAGATTGCAGCCAGATCGCTGTAATCTTTAGATCCTCGCGGTTAGTTATACAATTGGAGATACGTTACGTGATCAATAGATCCGATGCTATTTACCAAGCCCTACGGGCTGACTTGACACCATATCTTAATCTGCCTCCAGTTGAGACAGACCAGAATGGGCCACCTTCATATATCCGGCAAAAGGCTGCCGAGTCGCTACTGAACAGTTACCTCAAAAAGGAACTGCGTCATAGCGGCCAGGCAGATCTAAATGCTAAGGAGATATTCTTTGCATCAAATAAAAAGTGCAAAGGGTGGCGTGATCCCCGGGGCCGTGCCGAGAACAGTGGCGATGAATCGCTTCTGAATCTCTTTGCGGCAATTGTCGACGATTTCTTTTCTGTCGATCTTGGGGACGACGTCCAGTGTACCTGGCTTAACATTTGCGAAAATGCAAGGTCGGGACCTGGATCATCGGTAGGAGTTGAAGGATATAGCTTTTACGCTAAACATTTCGCCTCCGAGCTCACTAGCACTTCAGACTCGCTGTACATGGTGTACAGGCACTACACTAAGTGCTTCCCAGAGTTTTCCAATGCTGAAAATATCAGACAGGAGAACCACGGAAGCCCTAGGTATGTGCAGGGTTCCAACGCTAGCTTCGTTCCCAAAACGGTCGAGGTATCCCGTATGATTTGCTCAGAGCCAACTGTGAACATGTTTCTACAGCTTGGCCTAGGCGAATTAATATCGAAGCGCCTGCAAAGGTTCTTCGGGATTGATCTATCGGTCCAGCCCAGTATCAACAGATACATGGCCAGACTCGGTAGTCTCGGGATCGGCGGAGAGACGGGTAATGGCTTTGCAACCATTGACCTTAAGTCCGCCTCGGACTCTATAAGCCTTGGTTTAATGGGGTGGGTGCTGCCGCCAGACTGGCTTGATGCCATACTGGTGCTGCGATCACCTCGCGCTAGGGTGGATGGGGTCTTTGAAGAGCTGAATATGGTCTCTACGATGGGCAACGGTTTTACGTTCCCATTGCAAACCGCAATATTTAGCTGCCTCGTTGTCGCCTGCATTGCTATGGATGACAGCTCTGTGACCGGTAGACTCTACCGGCATAAGTGCTTGACTCCTAGCAACCCTTTAGGACAGTTCTCTGTTTTCGGGGATGATATTATTATCGTCTCCGAGCAATATGAGCGCTGCTGCAGACTGTTAGACCTTCTTGGTTTCACAGTGAATGTCGACAAATCATTCGCCAGTGGGCCGTTTCGTGAAAGTTGTGGCCACGATTATCTCAGTGGCTACAATATCCGTCCTGTTTACCTTCGAAAAGTTAACAGTGATCAGGATCTCACGGTTCAAATCAACTTGCTACTCGAGTGGAGCACGCGGACTGGTATAAGTGTCTCAGGAACGATTGCCAAGCTCTGGAGCCTCTTTGAGGGGCCTCATCTCTTGGTGCCGTTCGATGAGAACACGAATGCCGGTATCCGGGTTCCACTCAGTTGCCTTGTCGATCCTAGGCGTAGAGCACAGTTCGGAGTTGGTAGGGATGCAAACTTATCGTTTGTATACCGCCGATACGAACCTAGGCCTTCACGCATACGGATAGGCGATGGCGTTGTGATAACGCCTAAGGGTAGTAAGCCTCTCATATATAACCTTTCGGGGTTGTTTATGTCGTATCTCATGGGAGAGATACGAAGCGGGACAATAACGGTTAGGAATAACCGCGGCGTTCCGTTTGATACGAAGCGCGCTGTAAGTCCCTATTGGGATTGGCAGCGTCCAACCATCGAGAGTAAGTTTTTTGGACTTACTTTCGATAAAGCACGATGGGATATCGTGGCTTACGACGCGTTGATTAAGTTAATTAACACAACGAAAAGGCGATCCAAATGTTAAAAAAGATCTATCTCGATACATATGCCCTCAAAGGGGAGATCTCCATCCATTCCGTAAGAATGATTTGGATACCTCATGATCTCTTCGACTGGGGAATAACCCTAGCTGAATACGTTCAAGAGGTTCCATTCACTTCTTACTGGATTGGGGAAGATTCACCCCTTATTGTGGCATCGGATCTGGAAGATCGACACTTGGAAGACCTCTCGGAGCCTCTTGACGATGCTGAAATGAAAATTATCCATAGGATAACATTCCCTGCCATCGATCAAGTGCTCTTAGTCCATTGTGTTAGTCGACCAATCACCGGTGGGCTTCCTGCCGGTCTCAAACGCAGGATCATCATGAGTCTCTTAAATGTTTCTCATGATCGCGTTATACAAACCCTGAAGGTTCCCTCGCAAGAGGGCGATCTCAAGTTGTGTAAACGGAGGCTAGACTGGAAAGAATCGGCG